GCATATACTAGTGTCTTATAGATTATACCAGCAACACGCTCATAACCTTTTAATATCATGTCGTTAATGTTATTAGGATGTCGGAAGTTATTATCTAGTAATAACTCACAAGCTCTTACTAATAACCCAGGGAAGTTATTAGGTTCTCCTAGTTGTTTTAACAAACTAGATGTCATAGGGTCTATGTACATACTCTCTAGTATATTAAACTCATTAACGTATTTAACATTAGATGTTAAGTTAGTATATAAGTTAAAGTATTTAT